CAGCCCATGGACGTGTACCGATGTAAACCCCTCTTATTCCGGGAAAGGAGCCTCGAACACATCGTCCCGGTATCCCTCACCCCAGGAAGAAGTAGCCGACAGATACAGCTGGACCCGATACACCTCTACGTGACCAGCCCCAAAATCAACGGCTTCCGTAGCAATTACCGCTTCGGTGGGTACATCGACGAGACTGTGGGTACCCCATGGAAAGAAATGGACGGATGCTTCAAAAATTCACAGCGACGCGTCTTTCTTCCCGCCCAAGGCCATCGTCTCATCGCCCATGTCCTTTGGAAGATGATGGACAAGTATCCCGCGTTGAGGGACCACGAGGACCAGTGTTTCGAGGATATCGAGACATGGAACCGGTGGTTGAGTATACCGTGGACGCCGATGGAGCGCCATCTCCTCGAGAATAATGAATTGGTGTAATCCACCAAGTGGGGTGTATTTGTGTATTACCCTTTTTTGTCAGTGGTTGTTATTGTTGTCGGTGTTGTTGTGGAGGTAACACGCCTCTTTTCCATCAAACGCTCTTGTTCTCTCACGTGCCTGGAAGAGTAGACGGAATTGGGGTTCTGTTTATCGCGTCCTTTTTTCTCGGTCCTTGTTTTTGGTCCGTCCATTGATTAGGTTTTGCCTTTCTATCTATGAACAAGAATAAAGCAAGAAATCAATTTTTTTAGAGTCAATAAAGAATGAGTTTTGATTTTATTATTGTCGGGTCCGGACCGGCGGGATGCGTCCTCGCCAATCGTCTTTCCGAAGGCGGTCGTTTTACCGTGTGCCTCATGGAGGCCGGTCGTGACGACTCGCGTCTTCCTGAAACGTTGCCTGACCCTACGACCGCCAATGTACCCCAGCCCGGAGAATTCCATTGGGGACGCTATGTCCGAGGAGGGCTTAATTATTCGTACCCGCTCATTTCAAGGGGTTTCCAGACATGGATGTTCTGGGCCAAGGACCGTATTCCCGCCGATTCTCGGTCCCTGACGTACCCCCGAGGGTCCGGTTGGGGTGGCTGTACCTCCCAGAATGCCACCATCTCTACCCGCAACCCTCCGTTTAACTGGGATAATTGGGCAGCCCTTGGTCTGACCGAATGGTCGTTTGATAATGTCAAAAAATATTATAAACGGACGGAGAACCGGTCCCAAAAAAAGGCGAATGGTGACGCCTATTATGACCCGTCGGTGCCCCTTGGCGAGCTCGGATGCTTCTCAAAAGAGTATTATGGGTATAATGGCGCGGTGCCTCTCCTGTACGAATCCACGAGTCCGGACCCCTTTTTCAACGCCATTAACCGGAGCGTGAAATGTACCCTCAATAAAAAATACGGATTCTCCTATCCTCTGAACATTGACCTTGATTATCCTCCGACGACGTATCTGGGAGGCACCTCGATCAACAATCTGTCCGTCAACAACCAGACCGGAACCCTTGTTCTTCCTGGCACCACGGACCGCGTTCCCTTTGCCGTTTATAACGAGGGACTCTATGGAGACGCGGGGTTTGTCGTGCCTCCCGAATTCGAGGAAAAACTTAACCATCCCATCTCCGCCGAGGGTCCCAACTACATCCCCAATTATGTTCCTTTGACGGGTCTCACTCCGACGCAGAGGGCGTTTGGGGCGAGCTGTTACCTGTACCCGGCACAACACCGCTCCCACCTGACGATTCTCTCCGAGGTCCTGGTCACCAAGGTTCTCTTGGAGAACAACAAGGCCATAGGTGTGGAGTACCTGGAGGGATGGAATCTTTACCAGACCGGTCGCAACCCCAGCATCCCCACCTGTGGATTTGGTGGCACGCCAGGCGATGCCAAATATAACGGTGTGTTTGCGAAACAAAACCCCAAAACCCTGATGGCGACCAAGGAGGTTATTCTGTGCGCGGGATTTATCAATAGTCCCCAGCTTCTCATGCTTTCGGGGATTGGGGATGAAGAAGAATTGAACCGGTGGGATATTCCCATCGTAAAACACCTCCCCGGGGTCGGCAAGAACCTCGTCGACAACCAAGAACTCTTTTTGTTCTGGGAGTCAACGCGACAAATCCCGTCCACGACCATCACGCTCGCCGCCAAATCCTCCCCATCGTTGCCCTACCCCGACTTTGAGATTTCATTCAATGCGGGAAGCTGTGGCGAGGGGCATCTATCCAGCGACCCGTTTAATATGAAATGCTGGCTGGTCACCAAGAATATTCCCTGTATCAACCAGCCATTTGTGGCCAATAACACGCACAACATTTTATTGGACGGCAAGACCGCCAACCCCCCGACGAAGTACACCCCAATACTCTCGGACCCGCAGTACCGCATCGGAGCCTTGATCGAAAAGGAGGAAAACAATTTGTCGAGAGGATTCTTGCGTTTGGAATCAAGGGACCCCACCGTTCCTCCACGAATTATTGCCAATTATTTGAGCAACGAACAAGACCTCGAGACGTTTGTCCAGGTCCTCTTGAAGAATTTTTTCCCAATTCTTCTTGACCTCCGCAAATCCGGCTATTTCGAGAATTTATTGTACCCCAATACGTACGAGATTCTGAAAGACGGTGTGACGGAATTTACGTCCATGGCACAGATTGATGTGTCCAAATTAACGGAATTTATTCGGCAGGGTGTCGGGGGGCATCATGGCGGTGGGACCTGCAAGATGGGTATTCCTACCGACGCGGAGGCCGTTGTGGACCAGCAGTGCAGGGTCTACGGCGTCGACAATCTGCGGGTATGCGACATGAGCATCGTCCCCATCTCCATCAAATGGCCCAATATCAATCTTTATCCCATCGGTGAAAAAATTGCTGATGACATCCTGGCCGATTACGTTTAACTTGATTCCTTTCTTTTTTTTTTTGAAAAAGAAAAATACGACTACCTTCCATAATTCCATGATTCCACGATTCTATCATCCTATAACTATTCTATACTACGACCACCTAGGATGATTTCATAAGAGAGTATAACACGTTGAGCATACTATAATTAAATCTTTTCGGTGGGAAAGAGGTGAATCTTGATGCCCATCGCCCCCAATTCCTGGAACAGGAGCTTGCACGCATAGGGAAGTGGTGTCCTGCGGATTTGCAATGACTCGCAGTGATGGCAAGAATCCATGGTGTTGGGGATGGCCCCGCACTGTGAGCACACCGGGACGGTGAATTTGTCGGACATGTCAAAGAGGCGCTCGGTGAGGAACCGGCTGACCCCGTGGCTAATCATACAGTTGTGCGCGACGATGCCGTCCGCCAAGAAGGAGTTAATTCGCTCCACCTCAATGTCATACACCCTTTCGGGTGCACAAGGACGCACGTCAATCACGGTCATGTCCATGGTGGGAAGGACATTGCTTTCGCGATGAACTGCATAGGCGGTACCGTCCCTCAAACCATCTTTTAGCTCGAGGAACCATCCAAGAGCACCCACCTTTTCCAAGAATTGTTCGGCATTCGGAAAAGACTTGGACGTGAACTTCCCAAACTCTGTTCCCTTGATGAGATGGTCGGTAATGTCATGTGTGGTGGGTATCGCGTACTCATGCACCAAAGCTTCTTTGGCTTGGAGTTCCTCGACGGCTTGCTTGATGGCGCCCTTGGTATGCACAATTCTGGTCGGGTTCTCTGCTTTCAGTTGACGGAAATTCGTAATCTCGTCGACGCGCTGTACAAGCCAATTGTGTTGCCTGGTGACTTCGTTGCGCAAGCGCTTGTACGCAACACCCGCCTCCAGTCGCAAGGACTTGTTACAGCAGTGACGAAAGCCAATCTTTTCCCAAAAAGGAATCAGTTCCGATAGGTCGAGGTGCAAGGTCGATTGATAACAGCGTTCCTGGGCGGTTTGCTCCTTGTCCTGATGTTTATTCTTGGAATGGCTCGTTTCCTTCTTCTTCTGCAGCGTCACATTGGTAATACCACACTTTGCGAGCATGGCGATGATTTGAGACATCATCGTATCGAGCGATTCCAAGTGCTTGACCGTCCGCGATTTAGAGAAGGACACCGAGGTCAGCAAATCTCGCTTGCCACGGTGCATACCAAGGTGACATGTGTGACCGTCCCCACCAAACATGGCACCCAAGAATTCACGCACAATCGGTCGTGGACAATCGGGGTCGACAAGGAAGGAAGGGAGAGTGGCTGGTTGGTCTACCTTGCGCCCCACAATCATACCGGGAATCAGGATAATGTTTTTGAGGAGCGACGCAGGAATCCGAACCAAATAGTACGTATAAACTGAATCCTTATACTCAAAGGTCCGTTGCTTTGTCTTGCAAAAAAGGTCAAGGTCCATGAGAAAGGCGTTCACGTCAATGTTGTGACCCAGAGATACCTGTCCTATGTAAGACCCGTCGGCAACTCTCGAAATGGTGCCATCCGTCACTAACCAACCCAGGATTCGTACAAAAGCAAAGGTTGTGAACAACTCGGACGTGTCCGACGTACCAAGGCGCAAGTCACCAAACTGGGTATTCCAACCGCCGCATTCCACCACCTCTTCCTCCAAATCCACGGTAGGATAGCGCACACTTGTCTTCAAACGCGATTGGTTTACGCAAAGGTCCTTGGCGCGCACCCATTCATGGTTCGAGGTCAGCATCGGATGGTCGGGTGTGCACGTAAACGTTCTCCCATCCTCCAGTGTCAGTTTCACACACGGCTTTTCCCCCTTATCCTGGAACGCCGTCTGGGTCGCATCGATAATACCCTTTTGCTCGGGGTCCCAACCAAGAACCCTCCACCCCACCTTGTGCATCTTTGTCATCATCACAGAAATTCCACAAACCAGAGAAATGGAACAGTCTAGGGTCGAATCCCTCTCCATTTCGCCAAAGCGTAATCCCCCGTCACGGGAACGGCCTTCCAGAGGTTGCCGTGTCAGCGCCTGAAGGCTTCCGTGGTTGCGCGCGTGGATCTTGGCGCTCACGAGGTGCTTGAGGCGGTGGTAATACGTCGGCCCCATAAAGATTTCGGACTGGAACATTTCACCCGAAAACCCGTTCACCATGGTCTCATTGCCATTCTTCTCAAACCCGCATCCCTGGAGCTCGGTCCGCAACGACTCGGCGACGTCGGTGCTGTGCGACGAAAACGGGGTCGAGAAGCGGTACTTGGCGTTCGTCGCCGAGGACTTGGCGCCCAGGCACTCGATGAGCTGATTGATGGTCATGCGCGACGGGATACAGAGGGGGTTGATGAGGATGTCGGGCACCATGCCGTTCGAGACGCAAAACGGCATGTCCTCCTGGCGGTACACCATCCCGATGGTACCCTTCTGGGCGCTCCGACTGGCCACCTTGTCCCCAATCTCCGGAATTTTGAGCGTACGTACCTTGACCTTGATAATGCGGTAGCCGTCGGGACTGGACGAGGAATACACACGGTCCACAAACCCTTCCTCGCCGGTCTTGATAATCACGCTCGTATCGGTTTTCTCTTCCACCCCCGACTTGGACATCTTGACCTGGACACGACCCACAATCACGTCACCGCTTCCCACAAAGGCACCCACCTTGACGACGCCGTGTTCATTCAGCTTGGTGTAATTAAAGCTCTTGATGCGAAGCTCGAGAGGCGGTAGCGTGATAGACTCGGTGTGCGTGGTGGACTTTTTACGCTCCTCGATAAACATGGTCCGGTAGCTAAACGACCGGAAGAGGCCACGGTCAATGGCGGACTGGTTGAAAATTACTGAATCCTCCTGGTTGAATCCCGTGTACATACAGATGGCCACAATCAAGTTGTTCCCGCTCGCCAGGTCGTCACAACCCGTGTAATGGCCATAGTGGGTACGCACCAACGGTTTCTCCGGGTAGCAAAGCACGTGGGAGATGGTGTCCACTCTCTGGTGATGCGTCGTCGCGTAGTACCCAATGGCCTGTTTACCCATCGACGCGTGGTAGGTCACACGGGGCGCCTGGGTATGGTCCACGTACGGGATGATGGACACGCACAGCCCCATAATCAAGGAAGGATGGACCTCGCAATAGTCGTAAAACGAATTCTCGGCGAGCTCCTCAAACTTCATCGCAATCACCCGGTTCTCCACCTCGTAGGAATCCAAAAACACCATCTTCTTGGTTTCGAGGAGCGTGTGTACACTCATGGTCTGGAGGTCTTCCAGGGTGGGAAGGTTCTTCACGTCCCATAGCGGGCGCAAAAAACGACCCTCGTCCCCGTACACGTGGATCTCCCTCTCGCGTTCCTGGACCGACACCGACACCATAAACGACAAACGATTCTGTTGCTTGTACTTGCGAAGCGTGTGGTACGCGCTCTGGTCCCGACACACCCCTATCCAGTTCCCGTTCACAAACACCTTGTAGAAACGGTGGAAAGACTCTTGTGGCTGTTGGTCCAGGTCCTGTAACGAAATCAGCGACGGAACGTCTTCCACCAGCATCCGTAGGTACACGGTATCTATCCTCGTGGTCATCTGCACCGACAGCGCCATATTTTTCACCACCCCTGCGGAATTATGCGTCACAAACCCATTCGCCACAAAGCTGTGGTTGTCGTGGACCGTCGTGAAATCCATCGTCATTTCCTTGGGGATGGTCCGGATGCTTGCGATGGGAAGAAATTGCAGAGTCGAATCGGTATACGGGAGAACATTTTCGATCATGTCCCCCAGGGTTTCCCAATGATGCCCGCACTGCTGGTGGAGGAGATAGAGCGACTGCTCCAGCGCTCTCTTTTTATGGTACCGGACACCGAGACACCGACACACCTCCAGCCGGGTGAGAGGACATAGATGAAGCGTAATGGTCGACGAATACTTTTCACTCGTCATCTCCCAGCGGGGACACACCGCGTTCAAGATTTTTAGGAATACCTTGCTAAAGCTGTATCCCTTCTCCCAGTCCAACGTCGTGAAATGAAAGGGGCGAACCTGTCCATTCCCGCGCAAGAGACGATGACCACATGACGTGAAAAACCCGGCGACCCATTCGCGTTGCACCGCGGGTCCGGCGTCCGTCACCCATGCAGGCAATCGGATGTGGTCGACCCAGGCATCTAGCCCAAAGAGACAAGACAGGAACAACGAGGTCTCGAGACTCCAACGCACGGTCCTGGTGTTTTCTTTCCTCACCATCGTTCGTAGGGACGCGGGCAACACAATGTCGAGGTCGCGGAGAATCGCGTCCATGTCCACGTTTCGTGGCATCTCCACCTCGAGCGGGACCTTTTCTTTCTTCTTGTACAAGGGCATACTAAACACCCCACACAGCCTCGCCGCGATGGTGGCCGTGCATTCCACCACCCCCTTCTCCATGATACCAATTTCCTCCGGTTGTGTACCGGAAGCGTAGAGTTGCGAATAGCGTCGCCTCTGTTCCGGCGTCACGTGAACGCGCCCCGACGCACCCGGGAGCGAGGGAAGAGTTGCCTCGTAGGCCAACAGGGTTCCCACGGTCAGCTCCTGGGTAGCCATCCATTCCACGGGTTTGTGACAAGACCCTACAAGGAAGGGGTGCAACCCCGAGGCACGGATGGTGGCCCCATTCACAAGGACAATCTCATACAAGGACTCGGGCATCACACGAAAATAGTGGTGGTACGCCGTCACCTCGGATGTTCCCGTGTGGATGTTCACGGTCGTAATCTTTTCCTCTCGTGTCTCGAGGTCCTGAATGTTGCGCATCGTTACCCCGTCCTCCATCAGGATAGGCGTGTCTCCCACCAGACAATGACCCTCGGGGGTTTCGTGCGGGCAGATGAACCCGATTTGGGAGGGATGGACCTGGCGGATCTTGGTGTTCTTGCCTTCCTTGCCCACGGGGATAAGGATACGACGCAGGTGCGACAAAAAGGCATTGTAAGTAAGACGGCTCAAGATTTGAGACACCCCCGTGCGGATGTATGACGACTTGGGGTTGCCCCAGTTGCCCGTCGAAAAACAGTGCTTGATACCCTGTGTAATCATATTCATGCGCGAGATGATGACCATAATGTCGGGACGCTTCGCAAGCTGGGGTTCCATCGCCCTCACAAATCGCTTAAACAGGGTTCGGAACAGTTCTGAAAGGAGATGCCCGCTGACCTCCACGCGCTTGTTATTGATGTGGTCACGGTCGTCCATCGGCCTCTTGCCCGCAAACGTGGCCGTCAATTTGGCAAACATGTGACCGAGGAAATAGCCCTTCTGCATGCGACTGCTCGTGATACCGAGATGCGGGAACAGCTCGTTGTGGAGGATCTGGTTGGCGTAAAACAGTTTGCGTTCCTTGGACACATTGTGTACGGCAAACTGGGCAATGTAGGCAAGTGCCTTGTCCACGGAATCCATGGTTTCCGCGTCCCGTGTGGTTGCGCGGAGCATCCGGACAATCACGGGATTCCGGAGCGCGTCTTCCCCCACGTTGAACCGGAGGATGGTTTCAATCTCCTCGAGGGTAAACTGGAGCGCCTTGAACACGATGCCCAGGGGCAGTTCTTGGGACATGTACGGGACCTGGAGCACGACCTTTTGGTCATTCGTAATCTTCATCTGCAACAGCACCGAATGCCCCGTTTCTTCCGACATGCTTCGGATCTCGCTCACGAGCAAGAATTTACTGCTCGGCTTTTGCTCAAACACATACACAATGTTATAGTTCATACGCTCCTGCGACACCAGAACACGTTCTTTGCCCTTGACGATAAAGTAACCGCCCGTGTCATACATACATTCCCCTGACGCGGTTTTTTGTTCCGGGGTCATGCCGTAGAGGTTGCATTTGGAGGTACCAATCATCATGGGGATTCGGGCGATGAGCACCTTGAAAAACTCCTTGTGCTCGGTTTCACACTCTACTTTTTCTCCTACGGCATTAATTTCATGATGGAGGATACACGTGCGGATATTGACGGATACCGCACTACTATACGTGAGGTCGCGAATCCGTGCCTCGTTAGGAGTGATATAACGAACCTGGCGGTTCTCGTCAATAATGTACGGCTTGTCGACAAATACCTGGCCAAACTTGACACAATAAAATCGACCATCTCCCAACGGGATCTCCACGGTCGGTTCTTCTTCCACAATTTTGTTGAGACGGTGATGAATGAAAAAATCGTAGCTTTGTTTTTGTACCGACCCGTTATCAAAGGTCGTCAGGTAGTCCTTGACTTTTTTCAAGATGTGTTCTTCCATGGTTGTTCTTGAAAAAATTTTTGGAGAAATGTTTTTTGGATCTTCAGTTTTTCATCGGTTCGGCCACACAGCTACTGCATAATTGCATCGGGTAAAAGGTCCCACCGGGAGGAAGCTTGATCTTGGGATTACTTGCCTGTGTGCACCAGCACTCGACGTTTTTGTCAAAATGGCGGGTCAGGCCTTTGAGCGATCCATAGATGGACATGGCGCTTCCACCCGCGTACCCTTCACGAAGGGAAGTGTAGGTTGCCTTTTTTTTCAGGTCCATGTTTATCTCTTGGCGAGATTAAATTTTTTTAAATTTTTTTTTTTACCCTTCCGTCATCAGAAAAGAGACATCAAAAAAAATGACCATCAACCGCAACGATACAAAGTACGCGGTGGTACAGCGGTACAGCAACCCCGCGACCGTCGTGAAAAAAGCCAAGGCCAACGGCTACGACCCCAAGTGCTTGTTCCTTTCGCCCCGAAACGATAAAAAATACATGATGGTGACCCCGGACGGGCGTCGTGTCCATTTTGGGGCGATACCCTACGAGGATTTCACCAAGCACAAGGATGCGAAACGGCGTCAAAACTACCTGACTCGGTCGGCCGGAACCCGCGGTGATTGGAAAACGAATCAATACGCACCCAACACACTCAGCCGGACACTGTTGTGGTAATAAAAAAAAAATGAAGGGAAAAACCAACCTCTCCAAAAAAAAATCAAAATGCGTTTTCTTTCCCTCTTTCTGGCGTTGGTAAGTTGTTGTACCCGGGTTACCCGGTGCCCAGCGTTTGTTGTTCAGGTCCCTCCCCGGTTGCTTCAGTACCAAGAATACGGTCGATGGATCGCGACCTCCAATTCGACCGACGCGACGACGGGTGATCCGACATGGATAGTTTCCTCGGACCATAATAAAACATCTTCTTTGGGTGCTTCGACATGATAAAACAATGTCTTCACACAAACCCAAAATTTTTTTTATGTAATTAAAAAAAAAATAGGTTACAGGGGAACGGTAAGTAACCATAACCACCTTTCATTCTTTTTTTTCCTTGAATAAAAAAAAAAATGTATTTCCTACCTCCTACGCCCACGCCATGCAGAGGTCTTGTCGGATATGATGCATTTCGGTGGTGGAGAGGCACGCCATGGAAAGTGTTTGCAAGGACAGAGGCTTTCTTTTCTTCGGGATGGCAAACAAAAAGGACGTTTTCTTCGCCACGATTTTTGATAAACAAAACATGAGAAAGTAGAACCGGTAGATTTCCGCCATGGTGTCTTCCAGAGAAAATAAGACGTCGGGCATTCCCGGATAGCTTCCGACGGCTCCGGAAGGATAATACATTGCACTCTCGCAAAACACCACATCGAGGTTTCGATCACGCGCTGCCGAAAGCATGAGCCCGGCGTGGCGTCTCGACAAAGTAAAATGAAGGACCACGGAACGGGGGCAGTGACGTGTCACACGCACAAAGTGAAGGGATTGAAGGGCGTCAAACACCGCATTCATTCGTTTTTCGGCGTCAGCAGCGTTAGTCATAATATAGGTATGTAATTTGTTTGTCGTCCAAACCGTTTATCCGGACCTGGTCATTTTTTAAATATTATTTTGGAAAAAAATCGAAAGATTTTGTTAAATAAACAAAAAAAAAAATTTTCTTGCGAGGTAGTAGAAAAAAAAATTGAAAATGTCTTGCGCAACAAACGGTTCTCCTTTCTCGTATCTTCGTATTACGCCCACAGCCTCCAACCCATGGGTGGCTGCGGGTTCCGCTAGTCCCGGATACTCGGCAGGTATCACTGCCTGCTCTGGTCTTACTTACACTTCTGGAGTCATTTATGGAACTGCCACCGTGCTGGACCCTATCACGGGGTGCACGCGTCAACTTGCCACGTGCGTCGACGGTATCCCCTCGTCACCTTACGCCGGATACGTTAACCAGTGCACCGTGATTACCTGGTCCACTGATCAAGGTGCACAATGGCTCGCCGATTCGACCGCTGTGGCCTCCCTCAACCTCGCGTGCAGTTCCAACGGCGCCCCCATTGTCAGGACAAATATCACTCCCACGGATCTCGCCTCCAACTTTGGTTGTTGCACGAGCGGCACCACGGGATACACTTCCCTCGACCCCGCTTGCTTTACCACCGGTGACATTTCTGGATGCAGCACCATTCTCTTTTGCAGCGGGGCGTCTGCTCCTGGGGCAACGGTGGTCCCCCCTTCTGTGGACGGTGTGATGCAGTTCATCACCCAGATCTGCGGGAGCAACACCAATATTTCCCAGTCCGCTTCTTCTGCCTCTCCCTACGGCGTGTACAGCTTCAGGATTCAGCGCCCCACGTTCCCTCTTTCCTACGATTGCCCGGACACTACGGTTACCAGTTGCTTCACCAGCAACCCCTGGGCCCAGTTATTCAAGTCCAACGTCAACCCCATTATTGGATACGGTAACTACAACGCCCTCACGTTCACGATTGGGTCGTGCTTCAACAGCGGTAGCAACCCTATCGGTCCCTGCGCCCAGCTGGTGACGCTCATTTACATCGGTGCGCTGTGCCAGGACCTGTGCAACGGAGGCACTTTCACTGTTGCGTCGCCCAACGGACAACAAACGACGGCATGCCAGGGTACTACGAATGCCTACTACTACCCTTACTACTACGCCAACATCCTCTTCTCCCTCACGGACGCGAGCGGCAACCCCCGTCGTTGCAAGAGCAAGTACGGCGCCAACTGCTACCTCAAAGTCTCCCCCTACGGAACGGGTATCTCCGGTGCTGGCTACTTCTGCGTGTACTTTGCCCAGACCCGTTCCTGCGGTGGCATCAACCAGATTGTGGTCAACACGATCGTGGACCTTGCCTGCCTGCTGTACGGTGGCACGGTGTACATCATCACGTCCGCCAAGACCGCCTACAAGCTGGTGTAAATCGTCGTCTTCTTCTTTTTCCTCCTTCATTATTTCAACTCGTTCCGAGTGGAAATTTACAAGGTCATGCGGTCACGAGCAATCTGGACCCAAAAATCTGGCTGGCTACAAACGACGATAGATTTATCGGCGATTTGCTACCCCATCAATTTTAGAATGCCAACCTACCCTCCGCGAGGGGTTGCTGTGGTATACCTAATTTTTTCCAAACCTTATTTTCTTTGTCCATAATAATAAGGTTTCGGGCTCTATACAAGAAAAGAATGCCCTTCCGGGCCTCTAAAGTAAAAAAATTTTACACAAACACAATAGGGTAATCAACGGTGGGGATGCGGGGCTTCTGACAGCTCAAATCCATCGCCACGGCGGAGCCACAGATGGCCTGGAAAGGCTGTTTCACGGAGCACTTGAAGGCCGGGTCGTAGGTCTGGAAGAAAAAGGGATACGTATACATGGCCCCCACGGACATGCGCATGGGATTGGTGGCCTGGATGGCAAACGGGGTGAGGTAGGTGGACGTCGAAAATGGTGAATAAGTCATTATCTATCTTCTCTATCCTTGCGCAATATTTTAAATTTTTTTTTCGAAAAACTTTGTCTTCATTCATTGGGCTTGTAGATTTTCATCTTGATGCGTTTTTGAGTATCACGAATCTTGCACGTCTGCATCGATTCGACCAGTTCACGGTACAGGGGGTTGGTACGGTCCACCCGGTGCTTATCGAGAATGGTCTGGACCTCCTCTTCCCGTTTCTTGCTGTTTTTCGACAGCAACTTATCCTCCCTCAACAAAATCACCTCTTGGAACCGAAGCCCGGGATGGTCATTCTGTCGCATGTATTCGAGGATGTCTAGTTCCAGGTCCTGAAGACGGCTCTTAATCTCGCCAAGCCTCTTTTCGTACCGCTTCCGGTAATTCTTAATCTCGGTCTGGATGGCCTGCTGTTCGACGTAGAAATCACGGTACTCACGAACCAAAGGAAGCACCGCGCTCTCTCGGTCCTCATTCGGAAAACTCATTTTTTATTTTC